ATCTTGCCTCTTCTGGAATCATATTCCCTCCTTATCTCTAAATAAACAATTTTTCCGCAAATAAAACAATTTAAATCCCTGTCTTGATTTAAATACATAGCCCCTTTACACTTAGGACAGGCATTAAACAGCATCTTCATTATTTGGTTTCTCCTCCTTCTCAACTATTAAATCTATTAACCTCGCTTCTAAAGTTTGATTTAGGGCTTTAAATAAAGCGTCCCCATCTCCCAATTTTTTCAACTCATCTGCCTTTTGTAGAACTGAATTCCTCGTCTCAATTTTCTGTATTGGAACTACTCCATAATATGCGTCCTTCATAATAGTATCTAACTCCTTACTAACGTCTGCCATTGGATCAACCATATCAGACATTGCTGATTCTCTAGATCGGCGGTCTTTCTTTTCATGGTCTTGAATCTGTCGTACTTGCATAACAAAATCTTGTTCTGCTTCTACCGCAGTATTATCCACTGCTGCTGGAAATTCAACAACCATAGGTGGATCACTAATTCTATTGTCTTCCTTTTCTTTCACGGGATATTCATGCTCTTCAGCTTTTGAAAGCATTAAAAATTCCTTTAGTTCTACAATGGTTGTCCTTTTCTTTTTATCTTTAGGGCCACCATTTCCCCCATGTGTTGGTGTAAATCCTAATCCACCGCTACCTGTTGTTGCCACAGTCCCAACACCCGCACCCTCTTTTCGTAAGTTCATATCTTTCTTAGGTTTCGTGTCTTCAAGATCACTCGTATGCATTATATCAATTCGTTCAAGTAATTGATTCTGTGATCGTTTAGATAGATATTTGCCTGCTAAAGTAAAAGCTTCGACAAACTCTGAATACCCTTTCTTTTTATATATTTTTATAAACGAATCAAAAAGTTGCGTTTCTACCTTCCAAGCTGCTTTATCATCACCCATTTCCAATAATGTATCTGTTATCATTAATCACGCTCCCCATATAAGAACCACTTCATATCTCTAAGACTAGGTGGATCAGTTACTAGTTCTCTCATGTTTCGTCGTCCAGTAGAAGTATTAGGATTCATAAAATCTTTGAGGAGTATTTGCTCCGAATAAGGATCATCTTTCCACTTCTCAGCAGTACCCCAATATTTAAAATCTATATCTCCATACATACCAGATATGGAAGCCACGGCTCCAAATACCTGTCTATAATGCTGCAACACATGTTCCACAGTATCCCCCGTACTGTCTATTGCATCCTGTACTAGTTGCTGTATGCCGTCGTCACTCAACTCCTCTGAACCTTGGTAGGCGGCTGAATTAACAGCTATCATATGTGCCATATCAGTTACGGATTGATCCATGTCTCCTTCAGTATCTTCATGTTTCCCATGAAAAGATTTCATAAAGTATTCACGGGCCTTCAAAGGACTATCACCATTTTGCAATATTAACCACCTACAAAAAAGTGGCATATAATCAGCATAACCTAAAGCATTATCTCCTGCCGGTAAGGGCATTTTTGCAGCATCTTCCTTCGTAGCTGCTGACCGACTAAAACGATCATTCAATAATAATTGAGCCATCATTTCAGTATGTGCTTCATCACGCATTAAATGATATTTTTTGATTTTTGCATGTTCTTTTAGAACTCTGTCTGAATGGGGTGACTCAAATGCAAGACCGCCGGGTTCATTATTGGCAGGATAGGTTATCAAATCTTGAAATCCTCCAGTACCAAAGACTTCTGCTCTTGTTACGGGATGTGGTGAATTCGTTAATATTCCCATCATCTCCTGTATTTTATCATCTGAAGCGGAAGTTGGATTAACTGAATGGACAGCCTCATGTAATAAAATTTGAACTGCACCTAAATATTTTTCAGTATTGTCTCCAAACAATCCTTGGGCAGTATAAGGATTAACCAAAATAGTATTGTTTTTAAAATCAGAACCGCCAAATACACGGTTTTGAACATCTCCCCCTTCTAAACCTAAATAAGATGCCCCAGTGTTTTCGCCCCTAATAGCAATCATTTCAGTATTAATAGTCCGTTTCCGCATCTCGACACGTTGCTCAGGAGATATACTGTAACATCAGGAGATATATTTAGTTCATAAGCAGGGTCTTCATCAATATTCGGAATTCCAATTTGTGGTTGAGGCAGCTTACTAAAAACTTTTAACAAAGCATTCATTGCTTCAGCTTGCATTGGCTCAACACGCTCTCGTGCAGCTACTAAAGCATTATGTGCATCAGCATAGTCTAGGGCGAGACGTTGCATCTCTGGGCGTTGGCGAAGATCGTTCCTATTGATTTCTTGAAAAGCATCTGCATCTATCGGAATTAAATGTCCTTCATATTCAGCAACAACGTCTGGATTAATTTTATTAATTTCATCTAGGATATATTTTGAATAGGCTATTTCTATATTATTGAACAGTTCGTGAGCATCGCTTAAAGACCCTACTCCACCTTCCCCTTGTTGTTGTTCAGCTTCCCAACGTACTTGTTTGCGAAGGCGATCAAACTCATCTGAATAAGTATGATCTTCAATTTGCGCACCATCACTTGCAGCACCATCATAGTAGAGTCCCCCCCGTGGCCCTTCAATAAGACGAGTCCCTTTTGGAGCCTCATCAGCATCATTGATTTCAATGCGAGTTTCTGGCAGTGGCCCCATCGTAGCTGTATCCCATTGTAAAGCCCCAGCTACAGTAACAGGTTTACCTACTGTTTCTTCAGCTGGGGTACGTTCTTCCGATTCTGTAGACTCCCCTTCGTCCGGAGGTTTTTCTTTTTTAGGTTCCTCTTCTTCAGCTGCTTTTAATATATATGCAATAACCCGTTGTTTAGATACATCCATAAACTTCTGAAGCCACATATCTTTAGCAAGAACAAGATTTGTATCCATAGAAGATTGATGGACAGAATCCGTTGGTGTTCCAACACGAGTATGCTTTTCAAAATTGGGGTCTTTCTTTTTTCTCCAATCAATACGTTTCGCGCCTAATTTACCTTGGAAAGTACTAGGATAAGCTGGATGATTGGTGCTACGTTGTTGATCAAATTTAACAAAGGCTGTCAATTTATCCATCGAGGTTTCATCTTTTTGAGGCACATGAGCGTTATTTCGCTTCCAGCCTGCTGGTTTCTCTGCCCCACGTTTTAATGCATCTTCTTGTGGATTACCAAAATCCTGTACCCCATATTTTTGAAGTACTTCTTTTACTTCTTTACCTCCTCTAGTTGCTCTACGCAATTTCCGATTCATTTCGTCTGCTGTAAGGGGGGAAAGATTATCCATAGGTCTACTTCCCGGTGATGCTTGATCCGATGATTTTTTAGTATACCCAGATGAATGTGCGGCTTTAGCTACCTCTTGAGCCTTCTTTTTAGAATCGAATGGCCCTTGAGTTCCCCAATACCATTTACCTTTTGCTTGACGAATAGGCATTAATCATCATCCTCATCATTCATATTTACTACGGAAGGTGTAGTATCAAGAGTAGTTTTAGGACGTTGCGGAATAGAATTTACAAAGGTTGCTTTCTCAACATTTAAAACACCAGCTGGCCCCAGATCAGCAACAAAGTCTATACCATTTTGTAAGAACCAAAGTTTAGACCCATCTGTACTTATCTCTTTAATTACAGGACTTGTAAAACCTTTCTGCATTAAATCTCCCATCCATGTTTTATTGATGGGATGACCTCCTCCAATATCTTTAATACCCCAGTTTCTATTTTCTGCTTTATGCGCTCGTGCATCTGCATATTCATCAATGTCTCGTTCTTCGTTCGGGGCTTTGTCCTGCCAATCAGGAGTTCTTCCACCAGTGCGCCCATTAAATTTCCCTTCAGCTTTAAGCATTGCTTGTATAGCTGCACCTTCACCACCACCTTCAGGAGCAGCGGGTAGTGCTTCACCACCACCCCCGGCGCCTTCCATTTGCTGTTGCTGCATTTCCTGCTGCTGCTGTTGCATTTGATATTGCTGTTCCTGTTGAGCCAGTTGCATAGCCTGTTGCTCTGCTTGCATCTGAGCATTTGGAACCATCTCACCATGTATAACAAACTCAGCATCTTGCATAGCCACCCCCTCTTCTTTAAGAGTGAACATAAAACCAAGAGCCGCCATTGTCTGCATAACTTGCGCTCGTTGCTGTAAGAAACTGATCTTTGTTGCTTCGGCTTTCTCTTCTGGATTTGGCATCTTCAAATCCCAATCCTGAATACCGAAAGCCTCTAAAATATATGGAATAATTTTCTGTTGTATAAGACGTTGATCAGACTCTACTACTCGACTCATAACTACAAGTTGCTGTGTCTGTGTAGACAATCCACCAAACGCTTCTGGTGCGCCTTGCCATGCAGGAGTTACCCCCCACATAGCCGCAATTCGTTCTCGTATCTCTTCCCTAACTGGAAGATAGTCCATTTCTTGTAGTGTATGGAACAATCGTACCAAATCAACTCTACCCCTTTGACTACGGGCTGATACTGCAACCATGGGAATAAAGTTAGGATCAATTTTAGTTTGTGCGGCAATATGCTCACGTTCGCGTCGAAGACTTTCTGGATCATCTGTAGTGACCATAACCATTGATGCAGGCATTTTTCGCTCAAAGAAATATCTATAAAGGTTTTTATCCATCCCTATGAGAGTTAATCCTTTTTCAAAAACCGTAAGTATTGGACTCCAACCATAAGTTTCCGAAGGGGAAAACTTAGAAACGTGAATAACTTCATGTTCCAACAAGTAGACATGCTGGTTCCTATGGTAATATTTGTACATAACGGGTTGCAGTTCTCGTTCGCAATCGGAGGTTTCGCAGGCGCCCGGTGCTTCATTGACTTCTTCTCTATGGAGTGGGCATATAAAATGCGAGTTCTTAGGTAAGCCAGCCTGATCAAGGTCAAATTCGACCAAGGCTGGATTAAGTCGTCGGATTTCTTTAACTTTAGAGCGCAATGTTTTACCATCACTATAATACTCCTTAGCTAAATATAGGAAAGCATCGTCAATTGAATTTAAATCAAAATGGAATTGTCTTAATACTTCCTCCAAACTCTGGGAGAAAGAATTACAATTCTTCATAAACTTTTCTAATACTTCTTTTTCTTCAGTGTCTGGGTTCTCGGTTTTGGCTTCCCATACTAACCCTCTCCTAAATACTTCAGATGTAATATGATTTAATGGAGAACGTATCTCTTGTACTGACATTACAATTGTCTGTAAGTCTTGTACTAGCTGTTGCCTATACGCCATTTGATGGCGTACCCATGTATTAACAACATGATCTAGTCCAATTGTAGGTGCAGAGGCTGTCTCTGGCCCACCACTTGCTTTCATCAACTGCAACATATCAATTTGACTATTTAAACTAGTCATCTGTTGTGCTAATACCGGCACATCCGGTAAATATTCTGATAATTTCATATGTTAATCCCCACCTAAATTAGTCATCTCCTGCATGGAGACTAACTTTAGAATTGAATTCATTGCATGTTCTTTCAATTCATACGCTTCTGAATGTGGTTCCTTTATTATAACCTCTTCTCTTAACTGATTATGTAACTCTTTAATCTCCGCATCTTTATCTACAAGCACTGCATCATATTCACTCGTATCCGTAGAGAACTGAGCATTAGCTAAGACCCCCAATCTTGCGGCTTCCTTAACCAAGGAAATAAACTCACCCTCAGTTAAAATTTTAACCGCTTCATTATTATCTGGGATATCATCGTCTGGGTCTAATGATCGTAATGCATCATGCCATGTATCCAATATCCTCCACGTATTTGTTACCTCATCTCGTACTGAAGTATACTGTACGTCTCTATCCCTTAACATATTTCCAATAACCATTCACTTCTCCTATGCTAATGCTTTTTCTAACATCGTTGGACTATATCCAACAATCGGTGTATCTCCTATCATAACTACTGGCGTTACTCTAAAGCCCTTTTTAAGTAACTCATCTGCGTATTCTTGATTCTCTGATATATTATACTCAGTAAACTCATAACCTCTCTTACGCAACCAAGACTTAGTTGCCATGCATGGGCCTCAACCATTAGAAGTATAAACTGTTATTTCAGTTGTCATAATCATTCCACTCCATTCCTTCACATTGCGTACATCCACAATAGTCTTCGGTGCATTCACACGATCCTGTTTCAATGCAAAGACATTCTTCGTCCTCTGAACCTTTCGCTGGTTCATTGCAATCGCATTCATCATTTCCGTACATTGTTAATCCTCTCCCTTTTATTTAATCTGGTATAATTAACTCGTCAAGAGTTGCAATAGCCGTTTTGGTAAACTGTCGAAGTTCTTTAATGATAGCTTTCTTTTCTGCCATTGTAATCCTTTTATCTTTTATTGCATTTCCCAAAACTTGAACAACATCAAGTGCTTCTTTGATCATAGCTTTCCCTTGCGCCGTTTGCCCCATGTTCAACTGCATCATGGTAATTGCTAATTGCATTAACATAAATGGATTCATATTGAAGT